TCAGAAGCGACGTTCCAAAGTGATCAGAGTAAGAACCGAAAAGAAGCCAGCGATTACGTGCAGAATGTGTTATTTGGGATTGTGAATAATCGTCAACGAACTATCATCACCACCAATTTAGGCAGTGCCGGCTTAGCAAACGTGTATAATCCAAAGATCATTTCGCGATTGTACCGCGGCATAAACGGGCACGTCATTAGCTTTACAGCAGCAACACCAGATACACGGGAGGTATCGTTCTAATGTGTGAATGTAATGGCACAAAGATTGTGCATGTTGAAATTATGAAAGGTGTATGGGCAGTGCAGCCATGTCCAAATTGCACGAGCGAGATACACAAGCATTACGAACAAGAGTTAGAAAGGAGATTAACTTATGGTAAACAAAAATTGGTCTAAGGATCTTGAAGTAATTCATAAGCTGGAAGCAAAGTATGGCAGCATGAATAACGTGCCAAAGAGCAAATTAACCAAATTGCATAAGATGCCTGGAATTAAAGACGTGTTAGGGGATTACACAGAGATTACGCATACCCAGTACAATGCTATTAAATTAGTCATGGATGGCAAGCAAGGTAAGGCTAAGACGTCTAGGGAACTAAAACGGAGTAACAGTTGGCTAGATAAGCGTATTCATGCGATTGATGAAAATAAGTACTACATTACGGAGAATGAATAATATGAGTGACTTACAAGTGGTTTAAATAGTTAGTGTAAGATATCTCTTGCTAAAGAAAGAACCGTCATAATGGGCGGTTCATCTGCGAAATTACAAGTATTTCTGTACTTTTGTATAAGATGATCTGAAAACTCTTTGACTACTGATTTTGAAATAAGCATGACAAGCAGGACAAATTACAATGTTGGTTAGTACGTAAAGTGTTTGATGGCACTTTGGACAAGTCGTCTTGTGTCTCTTATCAAAAAATACAAGCTCAGGTTCCATAAATATAGCACCTCATGATAACCATAACGCCCAGATAAGGACACAACAAAAAAGCCACCAATTAAGGTGACTGATTATTGGACCACTCAGAATTAATGATTAATGTCGAGCACCAATACGCCAATGTGATGAAAATATTAACAAGCTTGCTATATACGCAAACAACGTAATAAATAATGCCCATCCATGACGAGAGTTATTGGCAATTGAAACTGTAATTTTGCTGTGCCCTGCAGGTAAATTGGCCTTTAGCTGACCTTGTGAGTGCGCGTATTTTACAAGGTGGTTGTTTACTTTAATCTGATAATTAACATTTTTATAACCAATAACAGGTAATTTTAAAGCTTTTGTATGGCTTTGATGCAATTTAAAGCTAACCTGTTGGTCATTAGCAGAGATGAATTTAAACTTGGCTCTGCTTTTATGGTCAAACGCTACGGTCTTTTTATTTAGACGATTAGAGTTTTTGAAATTCAAGTCTCTTTTTAGAGCATGTTTGATTGCCCGTTCAACATTTGGGTTTTTTAAATGATAATCTGGCACGTCCATCCGCTGAACATTTTTATAGTAGTTTTTTGAAGTGAGATGTCGTATCTGAAATTGATTAACTATGAAACTTGAATGATGGTGAGCTAGTGACCATAGATAGTTACTTTTGTTCTGGCTATGGAATTGTATGACGCCAGTTAAACCAATTATAATCACAAATAAGCTAATAAAAATGGCAGTTGCAGGCATGTGCCAGTTGTTGTGATTTAAATATAATATTAAGGCAATTGTTGTTCCCATAGCTACTATAGTTAAAAAACGCATGGTAAATTGTATGAGCGTAGCAGGGGTATTGATTAACTTATATGTGGGAAGCCAATTCTGTGCCAATATGAAGATGCTACCAGCACCAATCGCCCAGTAACGCCATGAACCGGTGGTTTTACTCAAAAGTTGTGCCAATAAATAAATAAGAATAAATGTGATAGCGATTCCCATATGTGCACCAGTTGCTGATTCTGTGATGTCATTGCTTAGGATTCGTGAGAATTCATGATTAGGATCCAAACCAATCAAAGCGGGAGTTGGGGATACCATCTTATTGTGAAGAATCCAATCTATTACATTAAAAAGTGAATAAAGTGACATTAAAATTGTGAGGCCAACACTTAGCATTAGATATTTTAGCTCATTCAGATCCATCTTCCGAGAAAATAAGCGTATGGTTTCTAGAATTCCAACCAGTATAGTGAACATCATCAATGATAATACGTGTGAATTGGCAACAAGACTCATACCAATGGATAACCAGAATATACCACTTTTTTCACGGTTCCAAATTTTAAATAAGCCTAATATTACCAATGGCAAAAACGCGTATCCAAATGCTTCTCCAATTGCTACACGTGTATACATTAACTGAAAGTGGTAAGCATTAAATTGGTAAGTAATCAAACCTAACAGCGTAATTAACCGACTATGGCCTAGATACTTTGCCAATAGATAAGAGTTAGTTATTGTGATGGTATTCATTATGAAGAAGCCCAAGGCTAACGCTAGCATTGGGCCTTGAATAAGTAATCTCGGGATTACGTAAATCATCATGGTTAGCCATGGATACATTGCGTTCATAGCGACACCACTGTTGTTAAACCCAATGAAATTGACGAGGCTGGGTAAGCGCCCAACCTTGAAGGCTTGATAAAGTGATTCCAAACGTGCGAGGTGAATAGCGCCATCGTTGCTTAATGCAAAGAAATGTCCAGTAAAAGCCGGATAAGATGAGACAAAAGCTAGCACTAAAATAATTAATACATTGATAATTGGTTTCGCTTGAACTGAGGTCAAAATTCTTTTGAATCGTATTGATAACATTTGTACATTCCCCTTATTTCCCACTCTTTTTATATACAGTTTATATAGTAAACTTGAAGGCCTTGTATGTCACGAAATTAACAAAAAACTCCTTAGCTTTTTGCTAAGGAGCCAAATTGATGATTAACGAGTGGGCCAACCCACATCATCAATATAGTATCGTAATTATTTTTTTGCAAGCTTAATGCTGACATTGCTGAATCAACGTGATGAATCTTGACTGAATTAAGAAGTTATCCTTTAACATAAAAAAGTTCTGCACCTGTTGAGGAGGGTGCAGAACTAGGAATTAAAGCATTTACAATATAAACCATATTTTAAAATTCGGCAAGCCTAAAAAATAACTTATTCTGATTACAGATGTCTGAAAGGGGAACTAGTAATGAAACGATCAACGATTAGAAAAGTAGAAGATATTCTTCGTGATTATCCCAAAATTGATAAGTACATTGAGGAACGAGAACAAGAGTTACGTTATCCGACTATTGCTAATGATGATAATGTTGGGGGAGGTCGAGCACAGTATAAGGAGAGTAATCAAACGTTAGACACTTTGATTACTATTGACGAAGATCGTCGTATTAATGCGCTCAAACGGCAACGACTGGTAATTGATGATTGTTTAGATGGCGTTGGAAAAGATACTGAGGTAATAATCAACGAGCTATATTTTAAAAAACATCGGCAGTATACCTTAGATGGCTTGATTGCCAATCGTATAATTAACGTTAGTCGGCGCAATGCATTCAGATTAAAAAATAAATTTATTGAGGATTGTGCAAAAGGATTCGGACTATATGAGGTTGATTAGATTGGCACTAAATTGGCATTTTTGACTTCTATAATCGTGGTAAATTGGTAGTATGCCAAATGTGATTGATACGCATGACGTAATCCCCAAAATTACAAACCGGGTAGTCCTTGTAGGCTAATTGGTAAGCCACAATGAGATGTAGGTTCGAGTCCTAACAGCGATATTACTAAATTAAAAAGATAAAACTGTTAAAAAAATGAAAGTAAGTGGTATAATAAACTTAAAATAAATAAAGCGAGGGTGCAAAATGACCGAATTACCGTTATTGAATGACGATGTAAAAAAATTGCTTGTAGATGCTACTCGGACAGGTTTCGTCGAGTATTTGACAGAAAGAATTCAGAAAAAAGAGTCTATGGAAGTTAGTGGTGGGTATGCATGGACTCGAAGCAATCATATTGATGATAATATTGCAAAAGACTTAAACGAAAAGAAGCTAGGCAGTTATAGCTTGCACAAAGCAGCAGGATGGGATTTTTTAAGATTTGAATTTGAAATCAATCATCAAAGTATTTGGATTGCACAGAAAGGGTCTGCTTTTTTAAACAAAAAATCAAATCTTGCCAAAAAAGAAGATTTGCATAAGAATTATATTAGCCAATGGAGTGAGAATGTAAACGAACCATATTCTGGCTTGTTTACTGGAAATTCAGAACAACTTAACCTTTTAGATGATGCTTTGAACATGCCCAATGATCAACAAATTGACGTACGAAAATTAGAATCTGCAGACGCATTCTATTTATTAATTTATAATATTGATAAGGGCATTGATATTGACAAGATGAGTTTAAACCTTGTATATGATGGGCAGATTAAGTTGATCGAAGATTTGTCTGAATTAAATGCAGCTAGTGAAGTTAAAATTCCAGATGAATTTATGAATAATAACACTTTGTCAAAAGATTTCGACCCAGACAAAGAACCTAGCTCTAGTTATCTATATTATGATAATCCAGAGATAAAAGCTGTTAAAGAGAATACAAGGGAGAAGAAATAGTTAATAAAGTGAGGTTCTAATGATGTTTTATGGAGAAAATGTAAAAAGTCTTCGCAATCTTCGTGGAATATCTCGTAAAGACCTTGGCAGAGTACTCTCGATAAGTGAGCAAGCAGTTGGTCAATACGAAAATAATAATATACAGCCTGAAATGATGAATATTTTGAAACTAAGCCATTTTTTTAGGGTCAAAAGTTCGTTCTTCTTTACGAAACCTATAGTAGATAATGTAACTGATGAAGAAGCAATTGCATATAGGTCGACTGATAGAAATAGTCGAAAAAACGTACGTGAAGGAGCTGCTCAGATTAATTTTGCTTCTGCGTTGATTGATTATTGTGAATCATTTTTAAATTTAAAGCAAAATGTTTTGAAACAAGCGGTCACACTTGCCAGGAAGATTGAGAGGAATAATGTTGTTGATCGACAAGAATTAATAGAACAGACTGCTGCCATGGTTAGAGACTTAATCCAAGTTAGAAGTAACGAAGACTTATTATTTTATGTGGAGAAGGCGGGCGCATATGTGTTTGAAAAAGAACTAGCACTAAACGCTGGTGCGTATAGTGCCTGGACACGGTTTCCAGATGGATCGTTAAAGTCTCCTTTCATAGTTTTAGGTGTTACGGGAAAGAGTGCTGTGCGTCGACTTTTTGATGTAGCCCATGAATTAGGACATTTGGTATTACACTCTGATGTTGATTTTAATATGCTGGAAGCACCGGATTTTAAACGATATGAGTTGGAAGCTAATCAATTTGCTTCTGCGTTCTTGCTACCAAAATCTGAAATGAAAGATTTGATGGCGACTGTTAGAAGAAAATCTGTTCCCGATGATTACTTAGCTATAAAACAGGAGTATTGGGTATCTTTGACAACTGCAGAATATAGAGGTTTTAAATTAGGATTGGTTACTTCTGAAGAAAATAAGAACTTTTTTGCTAACAGGTATAAGAAACATTATGTGTCTAGGGAACCCTTGGATTCAACAATGAGCATCAAAAGGCCTGGGAAAGTTGCTGCTTTATTTAAATTAATAAATGATAAAGTGATGCCCTTTGGAGAAGTGCTAGAGTATTTTAAGTTTGAACCTGAATTTGTGTCACAAATATTTCGCTTTTCTGATAGTTTTATTTCAGGATTGGTTTCAAGTAATAAGACATTTTATTGAAAGAATATCTTTAAGCGTCCTTCGGGGCGTTTTTTGATACATAAATTTAGGAGTGACGTCATGGCAGTAATGATACACAGCAAGTACGGGTACGAGCCACCTGAATGGGTGCAGGCTGACTCCCGGCTAGATAAGTGGTGCAAGGATAAGAAGCGTCGTACTAAACAGCATGGCGCTTTTAATTTGGAAAAACTACCAGTAGGACTCAGTAGACAGTTTTTCTATGCACAAGAAAAGAGCTGAGTAATTGAACTCAGCTCTTACTGTAAATAAAATACAAAGGAAGAAAGAAGTACCTGAAACAAATAATTTAATTACCTGCTTCACTATTTACTGTAGCACGATTGGTTTTATCTGGAAATAAATATGCTGACGGTTGCAAAAAGGGCTGTTTATTTGCGTATGCATTTAATTTGTCTCGGTATAAATGGCATGATAGGATGAGTCAAAATAAATTATGCAGATGGCTTCTTCATTGGGAAGAAATAGTTATTAAAACTGTTTACGTTGGTTCAACTCCAACTATCTGCGTTATAGATGATGACTGTAATAACCTTCAAACTGCTCTCGCTTATTGGCGGAAGTTTTTTAGTACATACGATTGAGAAGAGACTGATAGAGAGAAACAAAATATTTGATTTAAAACGTACGTTCGCATAACATGCTCTTATTTGGATCGAGTTAATATTGAAACATTTTGTCATCTAAAACTATTACAAATGGCCATTGCCAATTACTTAAACTGGGCACCAGCAACCAGCTCATATGAATTAGCACGCTGTCAGTTCTATCGAGTTAATTTGGCAAAAAATTTGGATTAAATTTGCAAGCTATCATTTACTTTAAAGTATATTAGCAGTTTAATATCAAGTGTAACTACATTGAATTAAACTGGAGGAAATTATTTTGGATTTAAATAAGGTTTTAGCTATTTTACGAGACCAAACAACCAATATTGATTTGTATTTCACCGAGAAATGTCATGACAGGTACAATACTATGGTTGCAGGAATTGCCGATAATGCTGATGGAGATCAGTTAAAGAATATTATGAAGGATCTTGTGGATAGAAATGTGACTGCGATTAATGCTGATGGTTTAGAGGAAGTAGCTTATAATCCAACAGGATATAGAGAAGGCACTGTGGAATCTGTTCCGGATGATTACATAAGGGAAAGTTATAATGAAGTAATTGAAAGTTTTGAAAATCCAGAAAATGAAGGTTTGGAAGATAGTGCAGATAATCTTACATTTTATACAATGCTTTTTACTCGCGACAATGATGTTGTTAGGATAATGCGAAGAGTCTCAAAATTCAAACGATTCTATTCAAAGGGAATTATTGCAGCCTTCCATGGCAATGAGTTAAATAGAATACAAGATAAAATGATTGGCTTGGATGGGTCGGTTGATATTATTGATTATGATGGAGAGGTATTGATTCTAAATCATATTGCACTTGAAAGAATTTTTAGATTAGATGAAAAGTTTGAGTCTTCGGCACGAACTATCTTGAATAGCTTAAGCCATAATAAAAAAATTGGAAATTTCAATAATTTAGAAGAAGATTGCTTAAATGATAAAAGGATGCAAAGAACATTAACGAAAATGGCTGATGAGGGTATTGACTGGCAACATTGTTTAGATCATTTTGAAAATGTTGTTAACATTATAGATACTTTTGAATTGGAAATAGATGTTATTCAAACTCCGGAGCAGATGTTAATGTATGATGATAAATCGCAGTTAATGGCTTTTATTAGACTAATTCGTGATGCCTATTACAAAACAATGATAAATGAAAGAAATGGTATTGATCAACATATAGGATGATTAATAGAGGAGGATTGATCGATTTGACTAGGAACTCAGCAAAAACAAATTGTGTAAAATGGTCTATCTTTATATCCTCTTATATACCTTTGTATTTTTTTATTTTAATAATAACAAGTGATAAATTATTTAGATTGTTTAGGTCCAAAAAAAATTGGTGTGAGTATGGTAGATACTTGTTGAAAAATAGTGGAGAATTATTATTCATCATTGTACTAGTTCTAGTGATAATATATTCGTTTTGGACTGTACGACAAATATTGAATGCATCTGCTACCAATCACAACATCATAGTATGTGATGTTAAATCAAGTCAAGATACAATAATAAGTTACATCGCTACTTATTTGCTACCGCTTACTACATTAGATAACGGCAATATCCGTCTAATTATTGCTAACGTGGGGCTGTTTTTAGTGATAGGATTTTTGTATGTAAAGTTAAATTTAATCTATTTAAATCCTACATTTTTGTTCTTTGGCTATGTTCCCTATTTTTCAAAGTCAAAAATTATTATTAGTAATGTTTCATATGAAAAACTTAGAAATAATGAACATGAAAAAAAGTGGAATGGTGCGTATATTGCTAACGGTATTGTAGTAATTAGAAAAGAAGATAATGAATAATTTTTGCTCAGCGTCTTGCTAAACAGCATGGCGCTTTTAGTTTGGCAAAAAATAAAAAGGCCACTGTTTTCCGCCAGCGACCTAAAGGTTATTAACTGGATAACCCCCTGAATATTTAAAAGATAGTATGACTGACTGTAAATGTCAAACCAATTTATAAATAAATTGGTTTTTGGCTGATTCCAATTAACGGAGGTGTGGTGGTATGTAATGAAACCGGAGAAAATTAGAGTTTTGGCGACTTTTTATTCATTGCCCAAAAAGCAACAAAAAGCTGTTATGTTGCTTTTTACCGGCGTATATAAGCAGTCAGAAATTGCTGAACAACTCCAAGTTGCGGAATCCACTTTTTATGGTTGGAAAACGCATGAACAATTTCGAGTTGCACAGGATGAATACAATAAATTTATGTTGTCTGACTTGACTAGTGAAGCAATTGTCACAATGAGAAAGTTACTTAAGGCACGTAGTGAGATGGTACGCTTTAGTGCTGCCAAGGATATTCTGGACCGGTCAATGAATGATGCTCAGATTCGTAAAGCTGAGGCTGAAGCAGATATTGCAGAGGCTAAGGCCAAACAGATAAGTAACACTGATGAAACTGTTCGGATTGTATTTAACGATAATTTGACACCAGATAGGGAGGATATCCAAGGCAATGAAAATCAAAGTTAACTTAGCTAAGACGATTGGTCATGGTTATACCGATTTCTGGCGTGATCATCACTTTTACCGAGTGATTAAAGGCAGTCGTGGATCAAAGAAGTCGGTAACCACCGCTCACAATTTAATCTACCGGTTAGTTAAGTATCATTGGTCAAATATCTTGGTTGTAAGGCGTAATGCCAACACTAACAAGACCAGCACCTTCGTGGAATGCAAGAAGGCTATTAATGACTTTCACTTAGAGCGTTACTTTAAGTATAACGAGTCATTGCCAGAAATCACTTACTTGCCAACTGGTCAGAAAATCATCTTTCGTGGACTTGATGATCCATTAAAACTAACTTCAGTTAATGTCCCTACTGGTGAATTGTGTTGGTTGTGGGTAGAAGAAGCCTATGAAATTGAATCATTTAGCAAGTTACAAACGGTGATTGAATCGTTACGTGGGAATGATCCACAAGTCTTTTATCAAGTAACGCTCACGTTTAATCCTTGGAATGAGCACCACTGGCTAAAGCGTGAGTTTTTTGACCAACCACGTGATGATACATTTGTTCGTACCACTACAGTTAGATGCAATGAGTTCGTTTCTGACGAATATAAACAGCGGCTCTATAGCTTATATCAAACTAATCCTAGACGTGCCAAAACAGTTGTTGATGGCGAATGGGGTGTAGCTGAAGGACTGGTATTTGAAGATAACATTGAACAAATTGAGTTTAACGCTATGGACAAAATACAAGAATGTGGGCAAACAGGATTTGGCCTGGACTATGGCTTCAGCAATGATCCTAACGCTTTTGTGGCCGTTGCTGTTGATGTACGCAATAAGCAATTATGGGTTTACGACGAGATGTATACCTACCATCAAACGACACCACATATTGCGGAATGGTTGAAAGTCAATGGCTATGAGCGAGCTAGGATATACGCAGATAGTGCTAATTCCGAGCGAACCGCTCAGTTAAATGATTTAGGAATTACCAATGCGGATAGCGTCGTGAAAACGCCAGTTGAGGCTGGCATTGATCAATTGTGGCAATATCAAATTCATGTTCACCCTAAATGTAAAAACCTGTGGCGTGAGTTGAATAGTTATGTTTTCGACAGTGATCGGATGGGCAATACATTAAGTAAGCCTAAAGACCAAGATAACCACGCAATTGACGCATTACGTTATGCAGTTCGCCAATATATGGGAGATTATGATGGCTCGTTAGGTGTTAAATGGGACGAACAATACGCGATTGGCCGCCAGATGGGAGTGAGTGATTATTAATAGTATTTATGGAAAGCGACGCTTTGATCGTGAAGCCAATCGGGATTACACGATGCCAGTTGGCACATACACAGCAGTTGCAGAACAGCCATTAGAGCTAATGAAGATTGTCTCTCAGTTTATTAACCATCATCAGAATCATCAAGTTTCAAGACTGCAAACATTATATGATTACTACCAAGCTAACAATGCGATTAAAAAGCAAGTGGATAGTAACAATCCCTACCATGCTAACAATCGAGTAGCGGCAGCGTTCGCTCGTTATATGACAAGTATTCGAGTTGGATATTTGATAGGTAATCCTATTCAATTAAAGCTGCAAGATGACACAGAGGTAGATGATAGTCAGGCAGAAAAGTTTCAAGATGTCTTGAATGACTTTACTAGTCATTCAAACGCAGACTATGTCAACCAGCAGCTAGCTAAGGACTTATCAATCACTGGTCGAGCTTATGATCTCGTGTATGTTAAAAACGGAGTGACTGATCTGGGACTAGTTCGAGTTGATCCCGAACAAGCATTTGTGATCTATGATGATACTGTCGATCACAAGCCACTAGTTGGTGTCCGTTATTATCAGACTGGTATCTTAGATAATCAATTGGTCGAACACTATGAGGTCTATACTGATAGTCAGCTTTTTACCTTCCATAGTGAGGGCGGCTTACCTCAAACTAATTCACCCGTTGCCAATGCAGTCTTGGATGATACATTGCCACACTTCTTTGATACTGTCCCCTTAACCGAGTATCGCAACAATGACGAACGACTAGGTGATTGGGAACCTGAACTAGACCAACTAGATGCACTGGACAAAAGTGTATCGATGATGGCTGACTTTCAGGAAGATTTCAATAATGCCAATATTGTCTTAACTGGTAAGTTCTCTAATATGACAGAACCTAAGTATTTGCTGGACGAGAATGGTAATAAAAAAATTGGCCAAGATGGCCAGCCAATTATCATTGAACCAGCTCATCCAAATGTTGATCCTAAAAATCATATGTGGTATTTGGAGCCATTCGCGGCAAGTGGCGGCGTTGGTTCCACTGCCAAGCATATTATTCAACCTGACGCTAAGTATCTAACTAAGCAGTATGATGCAGCTGGCTGGTCAACGTATACGAACTTTCTTATCAACGAAATTCACAAGTATACTAATACGCCTAATGTTAATGATCCAAACTTTGCTTCCAATGCCTCTGGTGTGGCTATGTCGTATAAACTATGGGGCAGTGATCAAGAACGCAAGCTACAGGAAACGTTGTTTAAACGTGGCTTACACGCTCGCCTGAATGCTTGTGTTAACTACTGGCAAACACTCAACCAAATTAGTGCTGACAACTGGAATACGATGATTAAAGCAAACTTCATGCCAAATCTGCCTAAGAACGACGACGCTACTGCCCAACTAATTACATTGCTAAATGGTACTGGCAAATTCAGCGATGAAACTATTCGTGATATGGCTGAACCAATTACTGGAATCAATGCTGATACTGAAGCAGAGCGCATTAAAGAAGATGCCCAAGCTGTTAAGGAAGACAACAGTAATTATGCTCAAGGTGATGGTGGACTAGGTAATATATTCGCAACCGGCGAAAAGGCACCACTACCCGATAAGAATAACAAAGGAGCTGGTGATTAGTGGATATTAATAAGTTAGCTCATGCTTTGGCAAAGATTTTAGATGTTAAGGATCCGGTGTTTCAACAGTTGATCAGCATTATCGAACGTTCACATCGTGCCCAGGTTAAGAATTTAACCTACTTTCTACACAAAAATGTAACCTGGCAAGATGATGCTGACAATGCCGACATTAAAGAGTTAACCGAAGCGGTGCTTGAGCTAAAGCAAAACGCTAATCGCAAGGAAGAACAAGTTTTAGCCACGTTATTAAATAATCTACCTTACAAAACTAATCTAGATGTAGCCCAGGCCCAAGCACGCGTGAACGTCGCTAACATGGGACTAAAGGTTAACAAACTGGTCCAAGCTAAGCAGGCAGATATCGTTCAACAGGTAACTAAGTTAACTGGTAGTGGACTAGGTGGGTACAATACGCAGCTTAGACGGCGTGCATTGTATCGTGTGACCGCTCAAAATGAGCCTGAGAATACCTCACTAGACTTAATCTTCAAACATGCCAATAAGTTAGCAATTGACTTAGATAGCATTATCAAGTTCCAAATGCAAAATCATGTCAACCCTAATTCCATTAGCGAAATTGTTGCAAAAGAACTAGGTGTTGCTGGCAAGCCTAATCCTAATGAAGATTTATGGGAAACAGCAATGCAAAAACGCTACATGTCAACCAAGGCTGACATGGAACGTATATTAGTGACTGAGAGCAAAGCAACTCAGACGCGGGAGTGTGCTAAGCAATACAGCAATTTAGGTTTTACCAAGCTAAAGATTGTTACCCGAGATAATCCTCATGTTTGCAAATACTGCGAGGGTCATGATGGAACAATTGTTGAGATCAAAGATGCTGTAGTGGGAATGAACGTTCCCCCGCTGCATCCACGTTGCCATTGCAATGTAATTCCAGTACAAATGGACTACAAAGATGTGTTAAGTGAACTTAACTAATAACCAAATGCCCTAGACACGGCATTAAAAGGTCTATTTTTTATGCACTTTTTTAGCCGACGGGCGTTAAACGAATTGAGTCGACAGACGTTAAATGGAGGTTATCTAATGAGTGAAGAACCAAAGAATCCGGAAACCAACCCCGAAGGTGGTAAGCCGTCTGATGAACCAGTGACATTTACTGATGAACAACAAGCTAAGATTGATGAATTGATTGGGCAACAACATGCCAAGTGGTCTAAGAAACTTGATCAACAGCAAGCCGACTTTAAAAAACAATTGGCTGATGTCCAAAAGCAGGCCGAAGAACGGGCTAAAATGACTGCTGAACAAAAGGCTGAAGCTGATCGTAAACAACGCGAGGCTGATATGGCGAAACACGATCAAGAATTAGCAACTCAGATTCAGGAATACAAGACCAAGTCAATGTTACTCGACAAGGGAATTAGCCCTGACATGTTACCGCTGGTTATGGGTGCTGACGAAGAGGCAACAAACGATAATCTAGGGTTATTACAGAAATACGTTGATGACCAAGTTCAAGCGGCTACTGAAAAGTTATTGACTGGTAAGCAAGCCGTCACTGCTGGTGATAACCATACTTCACCACTAGAAACAGGGACTGATAATCCATGGTCTGAAGATGGCTGGAACTTAACAAAACAAACGGAAATTTATAATACGGACAAAGAACAGGCTCAAAAATTAATTGCCAGTGCGCAACCGATTAGTCAGTCTTTCTATGTCGGAAAATAAGGAGAGATAATTTATGGTAAATGGCAATATTACCCAATTAAGTGATATGCAAATCCCTGAAAACTGGGGGGCTTATTTAGCTGAAAAATCAACACAAAACAACGCTTTCTTTACAAGTGGTGTCGTTCAGAACGTTCCACAAATTGCAGCATTACTAGGCGCTGGCAAAGTAGCCAATATGCCATTGTTTAAGCCACTAGCTGACGACGATCCTCAAGTGCCAGATGACACAACGGACCTATTAGTCAATAAGATTACTACTGACTTAGCGCAAGCCCGCAAATTAGGCTTTGATCAAGCTTGGAGTGCAACTGACTTGTCGGCTGAACTATCAGGAGCCGATCCATTAAGTGCCATTGGCGATCAAGTCAGCGACTATTGGTCGCACGTCTATGAAAAGCTCTTACTACAAACTCTCACAGGGGTCTTTAGTTCAACCAGTATGAAAGGTGTCAATCAATTAGACACTACGACTGATAAGACTGACACAACGTTCAGCTTAAAGAACTTTAACAAGGCTCGCTTCTTGCTGGGTGACCGGTATAAAGACTTGGCCATTGTAGCAGTTCATTCTGATATTCTCCGTCAATTACAAGATGCCAACCTAGTTGACGCTAAGAATAACTCAACCTTCGTCTTAAATGGCAATAGTAGTGTACCAACGGCAATTCAAGCGCCTGATGCTGGTGACAAAATTAAAGGCGTCCAAATTGTAGTTGACGATAGTTTACCGGTTGATAATGGCAAGTACACGAGTTACTTGTTTGCTCAAGGGGCAGTTGGTTATTCTGAATTGCCAGTCACTAATGCGGTTGAAACTAACCGTGATCCATTGAAAAACCATGGGATCGACTATCTTGTTAACCGTCGTCGGTTTGTCTTTGCACCACAAGGTTTATCTTGGAATGAAAGTAACTTCGTTACCAAGAATCCAGGCAAAACTTATCCTTCAATGACTGACTTAGCTGATGGCACTAATTGGTCAAAAGTCTACGATCATAAATTGATTCCAATGGCGCAGTTTGTAACTAGTGCTGATGCTATCGTACCGTCAACAACGGCTGATCCACAAACTGGTAAATAGTCAGGAGGAATCCTATGAGTGACACACAGGACAGTAGTAAGACATTGAAAAATGTCATTACTCTACTAGGTATTGCTCCTACCGATAGTGAAAAAGAACGACTGACACTATACATTGATCATGCAGAGCAAGCCATTGTTTTATATCTGGGACGCTCAGTTAGAATTTCAGAATTGCCATCAGGATTAGACTACATTGTAGAGAATTTGGCTGTAACTAAGTTCAACAAGTTCCACAATGAGGGTGAAAAGTCACACAGTGAAGAAGGGCTGTCTTTTCAGTTCAACGTTAACGATCTAGCACCTTACTATCCAGATCTCCAAGCCTGGATAGATGGTCAAGCTAATACAACGCGCGGTGCTACTGCGATTGGTTGGTGATGGCATGCGTTATCCAGATAAGGTTTATTTATTGACTAAGCTTCTTGATGAAGACCCCGACGGCCTTAATCATCAAGTGAGTTATCAAAGCCAAGTAGTGCCAGCTAATATGCAACAGGTCAATTTAACGTTTGCCCCAAATGGCACGGTGTACAACGCAACGGTTATTCGTGTCTATGGACGCTATCAGGCCGACGCGATTGGCCTTGATGGTGAATATGTTGAAGGTGATAACGATACGGTGCATGAGATTCAAAAAGTTAGTCAGCATGATAAGCAAACGGTGTTCTACATTATTCACAATGAGGTGATACTACATGGCGAATAACTATGACAAGATACCTGTCGTTAAATTCTCAATTGACGTTGACTATTTTAATCAATTATTTGAGACGGCTAGAGGGCTTGCACGTAACGGGATGCCAGAGGCGCTGGAAGAAGCCAATAAGGAATATCAACGAGCTGTTGCACTCAGCAAAGCATTTATCAAGAATGCTGGTGCACGCGAAAAAGAAGCTGCACAAGGCTTAGAGCGCACACAAGTTGGACATAGTAAGTCTGGTTACGAGCCAACGGGTACCTTGCAAGGGTCGCTAGAGATTAAGCTTAGTGACGACGGCAAGTCAGTATCTGTTATGCCAATGGCAACAGTCGCAGATCAGAAACGGGCATTGACAGCTATTGCTGGTAGTGGTAGTAAGAAGCCGATAACTAGTCAAGACGGCGTTGCTTACTATGGTGTCTATGTAGAATACGGCACCTATAGAATGGCTGCCGAACCGTTTATGAAGCCTACCGGCGAGAAAATCGCGATGAGGCTTGATAATGAATTCGAGCGTATCATGCGTTTGGCTGTATTGGGGAGTGAGTAAATGTCGCCTGAAGAAGATTTGCTATTAAGCGTGAAACAATGTCTGAGAGCATTGAACGTTCCAGTCTATGACTTCGGCCAGCAGCGGCCAACGCAGTTTCCACAGGTAGTTGTCAGCTTGCAGAATGAGCAAGAGCAAACTGACATTAAAGTTATGGATTACTTCTTAGGTACTGTGGCTGGCGATGTCTATACCGATGTAGCTAATGTTGGTCAAGCATACGCATTAGGTCGTCAAGTTATCAACGCGATGCACCGGTTAGAACTAACCGAATGGCCAGCTAGATATGATAGCTCGACAATGCGCAAATTAAGTGATAACAGTTTAGAAAGTCGACCGTTAACTCGGTTGGCTTATTTATTTGATATTTTCGTTTATGGAAAGTGAGGAAACACTACATGGCAGGAGTAAAGTTACAAACAAAAAATGCTGACAAAATTTTATACGGGATTAAGTTTCCTTGGGATGATAAAGCAGCACAAATTCAAATGTTGGGGTTACAAGCGACTTCTAGCACAACCAACACGCGTGCTAGTTCAGCTATTAAATTAAAGCAAGGTGTGGTCCATACATCTGGGTCACGAACTGAAACTTTTGTCGTTGATTCATACTGGATAATTGGCGATAAAATCCATGATGGACTTAAGAAGGTGGTTGAAAAAGATGTCGCAGTGGGTATTTGGCGTATGGACTTCAACGAAGCAAAATTAGATGCTAATGGTAATGTGAAATCGGTGCCAGCTGAATTTGGTATGGCTAAGCCCAATGGTCTACCTGAAACTGAAGCGGTTAACAATTTGTTACATGCTAATATCACTTACAACATCGATGGCAATACCCAAGAAGGTGTATTAGATGTGTCAGAAATTGACCCGCAATTATTAGTGGATGGATTGAAGATGTTTGATTTTGCCCACAATACGGATATTGGTACAAGCTCCAAGATTGATAATGATAATTCCATTAAACCGCAATTTGGAAAGTAACAAAGGAGATATAAACTATGGAAAATTTAATGATTGATGGCACTACTTGTACCCCTAAACTTAATTACGCTTTTGCTAACCAAGTAAAGAAAGAACTTAGTGCAGATGGTCGCGACGGATTTGATGTCCTCGTTGATGGTTTATTAGACGAAGATCCAGAGCAAATTGTAAACGCGTATTATTATGCCTTGGCCTACTTCAAGCGCTCTCAACCTAGTCGTGACAAAGTGGTGGAAGCTCTTGAAGATACCATCTTCGCTGACGATGACAAAACCAATGCTGCTTATTCGGATATCATTCAGTCTTTACATGCTGACAATTTTTTAGCTCGGAAGCTTACCAGTTTTGTCAAAGGGTACAACAAGATTCTGGATATCATGCAGAAGAAGTTGGACTCGGAAAAAGAGGGCAGCGACCAATACAACAAGGATCAATTGGGCATGGAACAACTACAAACACAACTGGACAAGCTGAACAAAGTTCTGCAACCTGGTACACCGCAATTAGTTACGCCCGAAGTGCCGGCTTAACTCCGGAACAATTAGAACAGTTAACGCCGGCTGAGTTTAAAGCTGTTTGGCATGGCTATCAGGTTAACGTGCTTAATCAGCAACGCGAGCAGATGCACGCTCGTTTAATGCCACAAGCAACTTATGGGGTTGAACTTAATCAGCCGTTGGATGAGGTAGTAGAACGTTCAGATGAACAAATTGCAAATGAAATTAGCAAATTAACTGATTATCGAACTGCAGAAGAACAACAACCTGATACGCCTCAAATGGCTATGTATCGAAAACTAATGGAAGCCAAGGCTGACAGAGAGGAGGCCGATTAATGAGTGCAGTTGTTGAGAAGACATTTGTGTGGAAATTTATGGATCAGATTAGCCAAGGGGTTGCTAATGCACGCCAAGCAATGGACGAAGCAGTTCGTGCCGCTGCCAGCATGGGCTCTAAAGTTAGTGAGAGTGGCGAACAGTGGCACAACTACGCTTCCAAGCAGAAGGAAGCGATGGACGAAGCCAAAGCTAACTTTAATGAGTATAAAGACCAAGTCACTAATTCAAGCAACTCAATCCGTGAAAAGATTAACGGCCTAATTGACCATCTCAAAGAGATTCCACATGATGTTATGACGACATTAAAGTCTAAAATCAACGATGAAAATATTGGCCTCTTCTCACGCAAAGTGCGGGACGTTCCTAAGGAGCGCTCCGTGTTTTTGCGTGCTAAGGATAAGTTCACCAATATGTTCAAACATCTCAGCGAGCGAATTAAGCAAATTCCCAAGAAACATTCATTGCTGCTAAAAGTAAAAGATGGCTTCAGTAAGGAGTTTCAAAAATTTAATGAAAGCGCCAAAAAAACACGTGAAAACGGCCACCGATTACGTGACATTATTGAAGGCACATTTATTGGTAATGCATTGTACGGAGCTTATGACAAAGTAAAAGATGGCATTATCGAAGCCACTAAAGCCGGCTATGATTTTGACAAAGAACAGCAGGTTATGTTACAAACATGGACAACTTTAACTGGGTCAGCTAATCAAGCCAAAGGTATGGTCAGCACAATCAATGATTTAAGCAAGAAGACTGGTCAAGCTAGTAGTCTAGTGAACGAGCTAGAACAAGGATTCTATCATTTACACTCCAGTAAGTCTGAAGCTGACGACCTGTCAAAGGCCATGCTAAATATGGGTGATGCTGTTGGGCTCACTGGTGATCAAATGAAGTCAGTAACCCAGGATATGGTGCATGGGTTAGCTACTGGTAAAGTATCTGCCGGTGAATTAAATCAGATAGGTGCTTATTTTCCAATGATTGATGAAGCACTTGCCAAGCATGAACATACAACCGTTGCAGGAATGCGTAACATGGCTCGCCAAGGAAAAATCACTGGTAAAGACCTGGAAAGTGTGTTTACTGAATTAGGGAATCATAAGTATGGTGAAGCCGCGGATAATATGTTACAAACTATGACCGGTATGCAACGGACAGTTAAAGCACAAATGCCAAAACTTCTAGGTGAAATTGAAGAACCGCTACTCAAAGCACAGAACCCAATCTTTGGCACCATTTCTAAATGGGTATCTGAAAGTCATACTGAGAATTTATTTAAAGACTTAGGTAATAAGGTAAATAAAGGATTTGCTACGGTTACTAAAGCCTTTGCTGGCGATAATTTCACTGGCAAGGGATTTACAAATTCCTTAGATCAGATGATTGAAAACGCTGGTAAGTCAGTCAACAAGCTTTCAGCTTGGCTTGCCAAGAACGCTGGTAATATTAAAGAGTTTGGCAGTATTGTTAAGAGTAGTCTGACTATCGCGTTTAAAGTTATGGGTGCGGCTATTAATGATGTGGTTTCGGTACTTGGATTTGTAGTTAATCCTCTTGGACGAGTATCAAACCACAGTAAAGATGCATCAAAATCAGTTGGTGGTCTAGCTAATGGCTTAAAGTCGTTATCAAGTAATGGACCAGCCATTCAAACTTTCGGGAAAATACTAGCCGGAGCGTTTGTTTTGAAAAATGTTAGCAAATTCATTGGCGGTATCAAGTCTATTAACGATAACTTAAAAATAACTACTGGCCTAAAGAATCTTGGTAAGCCAGTAACTGAGTTTGCGACTTCATTAAAGAGCGGTTCTGGTGTTCTATCATCATTTGGAGCAGCACTAAAAGCAGTGCCGTTCACCATCTGGATTACAGCTATTGCGGCAATCGTGTTAGCTTTAGTTGAGTTGTATAAGCATAATAAAAAGTTCCGTGAGTTCGTAAACGGGCTTGTTGATACAATCAAAGTTTGGTATAAGGATGCTACTAAGTGGCTTGGTAATGCTGTAGCGTGGATCAAAAAGACGTTTGGCCCGTTCTTCAAATCAGCGGTTAAATCTATTCAGTCAGTCTGGAAAGAGATTGAACCAGTGGTTTCGGCTGGAATTAAGATGGTTCAGAAAGTTCTTAAGCTTGGCATGGCAGTAGTAAGCGCACTCTGGAAGGTTGCCTGGGGTTATCTATCACTTGAAGTAAAAGAAACTTGGGCGATTATTAAGCCAATCATTGATATAGGCATGGCTGTAATTAAGGGGCTTATATCAGCTGGAATGGATATTATCAAAGCCGTCTGGAAAGCTGCTTGGAAGGTTATTAGCACGGTAGTCAGATCTGTTTGGAATGTGATTAAGCCACTAATTATTGGGGCAATGAATGTCATTTCTGACGTAATTCAAACTATTCTTGATATTATTCATGGCAACTGGAGTAAAGCCTGGGGAGATATCAAAAACATCTTTTCAGACATTTGGAAGGCTATCTCACAAGCGATTAAAGCTTACATGAGTGGGATGCACGATATTATTTCATCAGTATTAGATGCAATTAGTACTGTTTGGCATGGTATGTGGCAAGGACTTGGTGACTTTTTCAAGAATATCTGGAAAGGTATTAAACAGGCCGCCCAAGATGGTATTAACGGTGTTTTGAGCGTTATTAATGCCGGTGTAGATGCGATTGATTCGGTTTGGAAATTCTTCACTGGTCATAAAACCAGTATTCGCCATTTAGATCCAGTTAAGTTTGCCCAAGGTGGCGTCGTGCATACTCGTCTATCGATGGTCAACGATGGTGCCGGTCAGAACTGGAAGGAACTGTTACAACTACCTTCTGGTGAACTCAAGATGACGCATCAACGTAATGCAGTGCTACCTTTGCCAGTTGGCACACGAGTATACAATGGCGATGAAACAGCTTCTATTATGACGTCTGCCGGGGTCGATCATTACGCAAACGGTGGGATTGTTGGAGATGCGATTAATTGGACTAAAGGTAAGCTATCTGACATTGGATCATGGATTGGTGACAAGGCCGAGGCTGTTGAGAAGTTTCTCAAAGATCCTCTCGGTAATATCTCCAAGCTACTTCATAAAGCCACTGATGGTTTATTTAAGAGGGCAGCTAGTTTTGGCGACTTAGCTAGCGGTACCATTAGCAAGCTATCAAGCATAGCAGTTGATAAGTTCAAGGAAATGTTAAATAGTACCAAAAAGTCACTGGAGGTATCTGACGGTAAGGCTGGTCACTACAATCCAGGTTTAATTGAGAAAGCCGCCAAAATGATGCACATTGATAGTCTTCCGGCAGGTTTCAGTGAGCTTTTGCAAGCGACTATCATGAGTGAGTCTGGTGGTAAGTCTGTGATTCAAACTATTCACGATGGCAATAGCGGCGGTAATGAAGCTGGTGGGATTCTACAATTCACACCAGGGACATTTGCTGCTTTTGCGATGCCAGGACATACTAATCGGATGAATCCGCTCGATGAGCTATTAGCTTTCTTCAATAATTCTGATTGGCGAAACAGTATTGGACACACCGTTATTTGGGGTGTTCCAAAGGTTGATTGGCTGCATAGTGGCCCACAAGGTCATCGCCGATTTGCTCATGGTGGCGAAGTCTTTGACGAGCAAACTGTAATCGTGGGTGATAATAGCCAACACCATGAGTTTGTGATTAACCCTTATGATGTCACAGCTTATCCATTATTAGCTAAGGCGATGGACACGACGATGCGAGCTCAGCCAATTGCTGATGTTAATACTAATATTGATCACCGAGATAGCAGTGAAACTAATTCATTGTTACGAAAATTATTAAAAGTTATAACTGATGATCAGCAGAGTACTGAAGATGATTCGTTAACAAATATGCTTAGTCGTATTTTAGTCGCGTTGAAACAAGATCGCCCAGTGTATCTAAATGCCAATGGCAGGTTGATCGATATAACTAACGAACAATTAGGCGAACGCATGGAAGATGAACGGAGGTATCGGTGGTAATGGATCATGATATTTATTTCGGGTATCAACGACCACGACCTACAGAGTATGTACAATTTGCTAATTTTGATAGTCGCCAATTAAATCTATACTTAGCTGGTCGGATTGCCAATAACCCACCAACTAAAGAAGTTACCGAGAGTATAGGTTATATGGATGGGATAATTGACTTTTCAGATATCCTTGGACGACGCATCTTTGATAACCGTACGATTGAGTATCAATTTAAAGCATTAAATATTAATTATCACGATCGTAAATTACTAGAACAAAAGTGTAAAAGGCTGTTGCTAATACCAATGCGTCAGCCGATTTACGATAGTCATGATCTCCCGTTTTATTGGTTTGGTAAGGCTAGTAGTGTTACAGCAAATGATGATCATGTTAACAATGTGTTAGAAATAACGGTACAATTCAACGTTTCACCCTATGCGCTACGCAAAGGACAGTTTGACGATATTTGGGACAATTTTAGTTTGGAAACAGGGTATGCGCAATTTACCAAGTGTTCAGTCAAAGGCACTAAGAAAATTAGCTTGTATAATGATAGCGATTTGAAATCAAGGCTTAAGGTTATCTGTCAGAATGATATGACGATTAATGGTAAATACAAATACACCAAAAATTATCAAGACAACCCTAACTTTAGATTAGAGCCGGGAATTAATGATCTTACAGTTAATGGTAACGGTGATATTGAGTTTCAATGGGAAAGCGAGGTGATGCTGTAGTGTACAAAATATTAGTTCGCGAAACCTATCGAGGCAATGAAGAAGCTATTAACGAACCGGATGTGTATGGTAATCGGATTGTATCGGGTAGTCTAAGCTTAGTGTCTGGTGGGATAGACACTGGAACGTTAGCCATTAGCCTAGAAAATACGTTGTTCAATCGGATCTTGCCTTATCGCTGGTTTATCAGAATTGAAGACCTTCAGACAAAGGAAACCATTTTCCGAGGTCGCTTCATCAAAGTTAGCAAAGTGTATTCAACCACGCATACACAAACATTGAGTTTTGAAAGCGAGCTAGCTTATCTACATGACAGCGCCCAAGTTTACCGTGAGATCCATAACACCAGTGTCAATGACTTTTTACAAATCATAATCGACGAACATAATAGACAAGTCGATGATTTCAAAAAAATCACCCTAGGAACCATCGATGTAATTAACAGCACCGATAATGTTTACCGCTATTTAGACGAAACTAAAGACACGTTAGACAATATTACGGACAAGTTAGTTAATCGGCTAGGAGGTTTTTTACGTATTGGGCGCAATCCTCATAGTCAGTTAATTTTGGACTATGTCAATCGTCTGGGAACGGACACCAAGCAAACGATCGAGTTAGGTGTGAACTTAAAGAGCTTTACGCGCGATCTCAACGTCAACAACCTTATTACTCGCTTAGTTCCCTTAGGCGCTGAAAAGGCGCAGAAAGACGACCAGCAAGATAGTAATAAGCCGATTCCTAAGATTGATATTTCTAGCGTTAATAATGGTAGCCGTTACTTAGATGATCCAAAACTAATTGATAAATTTGGCATTATCCAAAAGGTTAATGTTTGGGACGATGTGCACGATGCTAGAATCCTTAAAACAAAGGGTGAACAATATCTCAAAGAACAAGTATCGGCCGAGATTGCTTGGAGCGTTGACATTGTTAATCTAGCTTTAATTGACAAACGGTTTCAATCGTTTGCGGTCGGTAATAGCTATCGTATTATTGATAAGTTTATGGATATTGACGAAACGATTAGTGTTAGCGAAAAAGAAGTCGATCTAGTTAACCCGCAAACCGTCACGATTAAGATTGGAAATCAGAATAAAAAACTGACTAGTCAACAAATTAATCAAATTAGGATAATCAATCAGCTTAAGAAATTTAGTGAATATATTACGTCATTTAATACGCAAAATAACGTACCAGATTCTCCAAATGGATCTCAGCCAGATCAACCGCACGATAAGCCGCATGATCAACCGCACGATCAACCAAGCTACTACAACGGTGCGATTGTTGACGTATCAGAGTTCCAAAGTGATATTAATTGGTCGCAAGTCCGCAATGCTGGCTTAGCCTTAGGGGTTATTAGGATCCAAGACGGTGAAAATTACATTGATGTCAAACATGTTAAAAACCTTCAGGGTGTCTTGGCCAATAAGCTCAATTATGCCGTCTATGCGTTCTTTAGAGGGGTTAATGAAGCTGATAGTCAAGCCGAAGCACGTGCTTTTTATCAACGTGTCCAAAACGTGGTCAAAGGCCAACAACAACCGCGGTTCTATGCCCTTGATATTGAAGCCATCGAGAATAACAACATGCGCGGTACCGTTAATGCGTACATTAGCCAGCTGAATGATTTAGGCATTCTGAATAGTCAAATTGTGCTCTATATTGCGAACCATTTGTATCAGCAACTAAATCTCGATACAACCAAGGTCGGGAGTATTTGGATTCCGAGTTACGGTACTAAGCCGCGGTATCCTTATGACTTATGGCAATATACCGACAAAGGCACCCTGGCGGGTATTCCTACTAAAGTGGATATGAGCCAAGATCCATCAACACGGTTCAAGAACCAATACTTAACTAGGAGGTGAGATTTTGAGCAACACAGATAAATATTATCGTGATCGTTCTCATATTACAGGGAAACTAGACTTGCAGAAACTGCCGAAGGCGATTCGCGAAAAGCAGTATGGAATTGATGTTCGCGAGGCTATGGCCCAAACCGCGGAAGCGATTGCCGGCGTACAAAGCACCGCTCAAAAGTTCAATCAAGACACGAAAAATCAGGTCAACCAGTTAGATGAAAAGTACACGCGTGAAATCCGTGCCATTGTTTTAGGCGACACAACTAGTGTGGCGACACCGCCCATTCAAGAACCCAATAGTGAGGCTAGTAATCCGTTATCTAACCTATATGAGACTGCACGCGGGCAAGTTTTGTATGACTTTGTAAAGCAATCATCGTTGACTAAAGTCAGCAAGATTGGGGTCATTGGCGACAGCATCGCGGCAACTGCTGGGGGCTTCCCGGATATTTTAGCTCATCAATATAATATCTATGTGGAAAACCTTAGTGTTGGTGGCGCTAAAATGAGTGATTATAATCATGACGCAATTGTCAATCAAGCTAGCCGATTACAGCAATGTGATGTGGTGATTATTCAGGGTACCGATGATGATTGGGTGCATGATATTAGTTTAGGTTATGCGGGTGACACGAACATCAAAACGTATCTAGGTGGCTTGCGGGAAACGATTAAACGGGTTAAAAATAATAACCCGAAGGCTAAGTTAATTGTGGTCAATTGTACCCGTCAGTGCGTCGATGTGCACGGCAAGTACCGGACAGAACAGTCGAAAAACACTTTCGGCTTAACGCTGATCGACTATATGGAAGCCCAAAAGAAATATCTTAATCAACAAGATGTTCCTTACGTTGATCTAATGAAACCCACGAGTATTTTTGAGCCGGATAATCCGGCTTTTAAGAAAACGATGATGCACGATGGCTTACATCCCACCCCGGAGGCCCATCAGTACATCGTGCAGGAAATTGCTAAAGACTATTCGTATTATTACGATAAGTAAGAAAGGAGCTAACGATGGCTAATCAAGAGTTAGTGTACGATATTACGAAACACCCCAATTTACAACCAGCGCAACAAGCCATTTATGCCCGTGTCGGCGATGGTGGCTTGAAAACAGTCACGGTGAAATTGAACGCCAATAATTACCCCTATGATTTAACCGGTAAACATGTCAATTTTGAAGGGGTCAAAGCTGATAGTACCCGGATCATTGATACTAGTGGCGGCATCGTGTTAGACCCGCAAGGGGGCATCTTTAGATACGTCTTTCCAGCGCAAACTTTCACAGCACGGGGACGATTCCAGCAAGCTTTCTTTAAAGTAATGCTCGGCGATAAGGTAGATACGACAATTGATGTGGTGGTAGATGTCTCACCTAACTTAGTTGAGTTTGGCATTAATTCTGAAAGTTACTTGAGCGAGTATGAACAATTAATCTCGGAGTTAAAAGACAAACAACAAACCTTCTTAACCGATTTAGGTCAAAAAGTCGATTTAAGCAAGACTCAACTACAAAATATTAGTGACCGGTTAGATAACATCAAGACCCAGCTGGCAACTAATGATGTCGTGTCAAAGACCGAATTTAACACTAAGCTAAAAAATGTGGTTTTTATTAAGGAGGGCTAGTAAAGATGTCTATTAAAGAGTTACAAGATGTTACTGGAACCGTGATTCACCCAAGAACCGAAACGGCCGCTATTGTGGATGCTGACAAATTAGTGAACACAACTAGTACCCAAAATAACATTGCTGGTATTAAGAACTTTGTGGACGGCATTTCCATTAAAGGTGTCCCGCTATTAGATATCGACTTTAATAAAGTGAAATTAGTGCCAAATGATGATGTTTATCAAATCAAACAGGCCGGCTTGTATTTCTATACAACAAACACCAAAAATGTGCCACTATTGAGCAGCCGTTTTCACGATGGTTTTGTCTTATATGGTGCTAAAGATACTAAAACTGCTTTTCTCTATTATATTGGTGCACGGGTTTACCAAGAACGATTTCAGGGAAAATGGTTGCGGCAAGAAAGCTCGATTCCTCAAGATTTGTGGGTTGGTGAAGGCAAAGTTGGTGATGTGTTAAAGTTACGAGATACTTTGGATAATTATCGGCAATTGCGATTTCGCTGCTATTTTACAATTGGTAATACCCTCCAATTTATTCCGGCATGGGCGTCAGATAACATGTTGTACTTAACACAACCAGCTTTAAATTTTGATGGTACGATTTTAAGAGCCTTGGAAGTTGCGTTGCAGATTGGTCAAGATCAACGTAGCTTGATAATTAAGAGTGCCAAATACTTTGCTAATGGTAAAAGCACATCAATTACCGATGGGTTCTTGAAGGAAGTAGGAGGGATGCTGTAAATGCAAGTCAAACTTGATGAAACTAAACATGTGGTCAGTTATGCACTGGTAGGAGGTTTGGAGGATGCTATTGATTATGATGAGTCACAATTACCTGCTGATTTTCTAACAGCAACTGATAGTAGTGCTTATTGGTTGATTGATGGCGTATTGACTAAAGATCCAAACTACGCGCCCTCGATTCAACCAGTGGTCGAAGATCAACCAAGCAATGAACAACAATCGCTGACGAAACTAGCCCAGCAGGTTACTGAGCAACAGGAACATATTGCTTCACTTGAGGAATCTTTGACCCAGTTAGTTAAAGGAGGAACCCATTAATGTATATTATTTTTAAATTTGCCTACCAACTCTGGCACACTATGACCAAAGAAGAAGTTAGTCTCGAGGTTATTAAGGGAGGGATTACCCCAGTTGAGTATCAGACAATTACCGGTGAAGCCTATATTGAAATGGCAACGGGAGATGAGCAAGATGAAACAACCCTTAAAGCATAAAATAATTTTAACTGGGGCAGCCATGATGGCGGCTTTTTTTTTAGGGGTGAATGCCAATGCTGCTCGCATGGATATGGTCGATGTGTCGAATAACAACGGCTACATGAGCACCGCTGAGTACGTTTCGATGCGTAATGAATTTGGCGTTAAGGCCCTCACTGTCAAGATTAGCGAGGGCACCACATTCAAAGATGGCTACGCCGCCAGCAATATTAAGAATGGTCAAGCCGCTGGCTTATACGTCAACGGCTATCATTTTGCGCATTATACGACTAAGGCCCAGGCAATTGCCGAAGCTCATTATGCTGGTCAAACAGCTAAAGTGGCAGGGTTACCGGTGGGCGCAGTACTGTCAACGGACGTGGAGGCCGAAGAGCAGGGCAACTTGTCCCAAGCGACCAATGACCGCAACAATGCCACCTTCATGCAAGAGATTCAGAAGTTTGGCTACCGTGCCGATATTTATACCTCAGGATCATGGGCCAACAATAAGATGACCATCAAGGATAAAACGGGTTGGATTGCTGGCTATCCCTATGTCATGGCTGGTCAAAAATGGTATACGAATCACAATGCCTGGCAATGGTCGGGTGCGGCCCATTTTCGAATTAGTTACGGTGGTTTTGATGTCAGTCAACTTTATAATAATTACTACACGGCTGGACAACATTCTTCTGTGAAACCCAATGATCCAAGCGCCGTTAAGCAACAAGACCGGCAAAATAATCGCGCCACGGCTAAAATTCGTAATCAGAGCTATGCCCAACATGGACTGTTCTACCCGAACACGACGCTCAACGTGCGGACTGGAGCAGGGACGAGTTATCAAAGAATCGCGACGTATTATCCTGGTGAGAGCGTCGTTTATAATCAAGTGATTGTTAAAGCTGATTATGTTTGGGCGCAATATCTGCGATATAACGGCCAATTCGGCTACATTGCCTTAGGCGAAAATGGCGGTCAAAGTTATGGTAAGCGCCTAGTTAATCAACATACCTATTACACGATCAAATATGGTGATAGTTTATGGACCATTGCGCGGCGTTACGGCACTACTGTCAGTCATTTGGCTAGTCTTAATGGTATGCGGACAACGTCCTTAATTTTGCCTGGTCAACGACTGGTGGTGAGCTAATGCCGCAGTTAGATGATACGACCAAATTACTCATGAGTATTCAAAAGGATGTGGCCGCCACCAAAACAAAAGTCGATAACATTGAAGCTAAGCTAAAACAGGTTGATTTAACTGATCAAAAAGCGGAGAAAGCCTTGGCCAAATCAGTTGAAACGGAGCATCGAATGGATCGGATTACTATGATTCAAAATTGGGTGATTGGGGTGTTATTCAGTGGTGTTCTAGTGACGTTATTAGTATATATAGTGGAGAAATTTCTATAGAGGGGAAACTAAAATGCAAAAGATTAGTTTTAGAAACGCAGATGGTCGTTGGAATGGTAAGCTAATTGCTGGTTTGATTTCGTTATTGCTAGTGCTTGTTCAGCAGCTCTTAACGGCTTTTAATATTAAAGTAGTTCCAGCTGAGTTGCATAGTACTGTGGCGATTATTAACACGATTTTAACAATTTTAGGGATGTTAGGTGTCATCACTGATGTACATTTGGTAACGACGCCAACTGATTTGGAGGATGAGAATCTCAAGGTCGCCACTAAAGCAAATGAAGTTGCCAAGAGTTTTAGTTCAGATAAAATGCCAAAAAAGGTATCTCAAAGTAAACCTGACACAGCTACAACCACCAAAATTTTAAAGAAGTAGTATAATTAAATAATGAATTTGCTAATCCCCTACGTTTTGGCGTAGGGGATTTTTTTTGTAAAAAAGATAGTCACCTGATTGCGGGAGGAGGTGACTATCCAAAAATTGTGAAGCCTTAATGGAGGATTATGTGTGAACCTATTGTGAGGCTCATCTCTAGCATAACCTAACTAGACATGTATTCAAGGCAAATGCTTTAAATCTAGTGTTTCTCAGGTGTGCTGCACGGTTAGCTCCAGTGATATCTGATGAATAATTGCGGCTTAATCAAACGATTGTTATCCATACTGGAATGGGCCAATATGGCTTTTTACATAAAGCCCATTTGCAATTTAAGTGTTTTTTAGTTCAGTAAATATAAAATAATAAGCCCACCATTGTAATGCCAATGGTGGGCTTATTATATGACCGTCATCATCACTGTAAAAATCAGTCATTGCATCTTCAATTGTCGATCCTTGGCCACTATGATGCTGGTTGTTACGGTCAATAACTAGAAACATTTGAGTTTCTGTATTAAGTTGAATACGATATTTCATCATGATATCCTCCACATTCTAGTTCCGAATGTAAGGTAGCGAACAATTTGAATTTATCATATTTTGATAAAAAAGCAAGTGAGATGCTTCGCAATATATAAAATAGTTACCTCATTGGGAGAGAGGTAACTATAAAAAATGTGAGGCGTTAAAATGATAAATTATGTGTAAACCTTTTTAAGGTTCATTTTTAGCATAATCCATAACCACAATTGTTCAAGATATATGCTTATAAAGCAAAAAGGGGTTTATTAGCTATCTTTGTTGTTTAGACGCTTTTGCGAAGATTTGTTACCTTGTAAAAATTCATGTCGATCTAAAATCAAATTGAATAGGTCATCTAAATCGTCTCTAGTGGCCCAATGCTTGATAAAGTTGTGCGTGACGGTTCGATTGTTAATGTACTCTTTGCGCTGTTCATTAGCATCCTCCCAATTTTCAAAAGCTTTTTCTTGGGATTCAGTTAATTTTGTCATGCTTTCACCTCGTATCACTATAATAATACAAGAATTTCTGTAAATGTACTTAAATCTCAAAAAGTGGTCCAGCAAGTATGAATGATAATTTTAAACGTAGGTAAAACATCTAAATGATAGGACTTTTAATCACTGTGCATCTTTGTGGAAATCATCACGAGGCCGCGTTATATTGAAAAGTAAGGAGGGGATCTTATGGTAAAGACGAAAAAAAATAATGTCTTCCGTTACTTATTAGTTATAATTGGGATGATGGTTGCGCTTTTAGGATTTGGGGCAGTTCAAGCGTCGGCCCATGGATTTGTGACCAATCCGGGTGGCCGAGCTTATTTGGGAAGTACCTGGTATCCAGGTGGTCCATTAAATACAAATATCGGATCAGTTATGTATGAACCACAAAGTATTGAAGCACCTAAAAATACATTTATAGATGGTAAAATTGCAAGCGCTGGCATTTCAAAATTTTCGCAATTAGACGAACAAACTGCTAATAGATGGTATAAAACACCGGTTAAAGCTGGAAACCTTGATGTTACTTGGCGGTTGACTGCTCGTCATAAAACGAGTACTTGGGATTATTATATTACAAAGCCTGGTTGGAATCCGAACGCGCCACTTAAGTTTAGTGATTTCAAGAAAATTGCTAGCTATAATGATAACGGTGCAATGCCTAGTGAATTCATGACACATCAGGTCAATATTCCATCGAATGAAAAGGGTTATCAAGTACTATTGAGCGTTTGGAATATAGCAGATACTCGTAATGCATTTTACCAAGTTTAAGATATCAATGTTCAATAAACTACTGTGAAATAATGCAATAGTTAATTAGAAAAAATTCCTCACTGTCTCAATTGGTGGTGTGGGATTTTTGAGTTTGTTGTGAAATTTACGTTTTCATTGTATAACCGTTGTAATGATTACAGAAAGCCGGTGTAATAGTTAAAATTGATTTTTGACTACAAAAGTTGTAATTTTAGATAAAATAAGAAAAATCCCGCGCTAGCCTTAATTGGCCAGTGCGGGATTTTTCTTCATGTAACACCTAGAATTATTAATTCTTAGAATAAAGTTGTCCATTAAATTCTAACTGCCAATTTTCATTTTCCCATACTGCACGACTAGGATATAGAATTTTGGTTAAATTAAATTCTTTTAGAAGATTATCTCCTTTATTAATGATAAAGTTGTATTTATCTTTTGTTATGTTTCCACGTTGAAGATAAATTCCTAATAGACCTTGATGAATGTACATGTGACAGTTATGACAAATAGAAACATAGCCAGTTAAATGCTGTATTAGATTGGTAAAATCGTAATCATATTGTTCATGTAATTCCAGATAGTCACCAGGTACATGTTGAACATAATCTTGGCAAATCATACAATGATGGTTTGCTTTTAAACGATACTCTTGTTTTAATTTATTCCACTGGCTGATTCCCATTATTTTTCTTGGGGCTAAGTAGTGTAATGCTAAGGGAACAACAGGCTGAGTTAAAATCTTTACCATATTTATATCTAGGTTTGTAGACATTATATTAATTTCTCCATTCAATTAATGTGTGGCTATTTGTTGTTAGTTCTATTTTTTTCATGTAAAAGCTCAAGTCTATCTGAGATAAGCGTAAGTAATTCTGTCAGATCATCATCAGTAGCATAGTCTCGAATGAAGCCTTTAGCCGTAGACCGTTTGACGATGTATTTTTTTCTTTCCTTATTTTTTTCGTCCCATTTCTTATTAGCCTTAATGCGTGCTTCACTTAGTTTTTTAACCACTATAATTTCACCATTTAATAGATAGTACCAATCACGATTACAGCCAACAGTCCCCAAGGTATTGCATCTTTCCAGTCACGCAAGTTCAGTTCAAGTTCCACATTAATATGTTTGTGATGGATGTTGATGGGTTTCATTTTGATCGCTCCCTTGCTATAATAAAAGTGTACTAAAGAGGGCGAACGCCCTCCGTGAAAGAATTACTAATCAATCGAAACTTTGAAGTCTATGATTATCAGGTGAACCGCAAATTCTAACTTGATATGAATGGACTTCTTTTTCATATGACGGTGTAATTTAATTCCCCCTTCTTTAGTACATCTATTATATCACACGTTATAACGTACATAATCAAGAAAAAAGAGAAATTTAGGCCGGGGGGGCCGACAACTAGCAGTTATGCTAGTTGACTCGTATTTCATTTTATTATTTGGTGAAGTTTTTGGTGAAGACCGTGGTGAAGAAATCATGTTGAAATAGAAAAACAATCAATCCAAAATTGTAAAAAGAGCCTGTTTAGGGTGCCTTGTAAAGGCAGTAAAACCTAGTAATAGAAAAAGGCTAGATGGTCACCATTATTTCGGAGCGGGGTACGCAGCCGATTGTGAATACTTCGGAAGTTAAGTAGGAACGTTGATATAACAACATCTATAAGATAATAACAATCAAGGCGAGCCTTATTTTTTAAGGCTTGCCTTTTTTTCCGTAACGAGTGCCGTAATGTTTTGGCAATCTTTTTGTTAAAAACGATGAATTTCAGTAAATTTAGTTTAAAAATGTATTCAGTTTTTTTACTGCGTCTTCCTTAATTTTTGGCGTGATTTCCGCGTACAATTTGGTGGTCTCTGAATCAACGTGTCCCATTAAGTCTTGAATGTCGTTAATATCTACGCCAGCTTCGCGTAATCGTACACCATAAGTGTGACGACACCCATGAACGTTTAAACGAGGAATACCCGCACGATCACAGATTCTGGGCATGGCAACTTGTGCAGAAGTAATGGCCAGAGGGTAACCGTGAAACTTTCCCGTGGGCTTGATAAAGATGAAGTCATTCAAGTCAATATCAGACCGATTGAGCTTAATTATTTCATTTGGATGAGTTTGTTTAAATAGATCCGGTAGTGCATCATAGGCGCAATCTGTTAAAGGAATCTTCCGAATACTTTTTGTCGTTTTGGGCGTGTCTAGCATCATATCTTTTAATCCAATGTCATTTACCTTAACTTCAGAGTTATAAATGCGAATGGTGTCGATACTGATTATGCAATGCTTGAAGTCTACTCGTGACCATCTAAGAGCCAGATCTTCTCCAACTCGTAAGCCACAGTCGAACATGAGTAGGAAAAAGGGGTACCACAATGATAGATGTTCCAACTGAGCGGCCTATAAAAATTTATCGGTTTGTTCCTTAGTGAAATAGCGCATTTTTCTAACCTCGTGACGATACTTGCGATTGAATTCTACATGTCGAGTAGGGTTAACTTTGATGTAATCTAAGCGTACAGCTTTCTCTAGGGCGTTTGAGAGCGTCTGATTGATGGACTGGACTGTGTTCCAACCATATCCATGTTTAGAACGTCCAGCTCCTTCTTCCATGAAAAGGTTATTGATAAATTTCTGATGAACATTAAACGAATAATCTTTAAGCTGGTAATCACCAATTCGGGGATTGATGTAGAATCTGATATTCCGACGATGGATTTGAATGGTATCCACCTTTACATTTACTTTTAAGTTATCGATCCAGTACATCAGATACTCGCCCAGTGTCATGTTGGCCTTGCTATTCGATAATCGGTTGTTAGCCACAGCTTCGGCCTCAATTAGCTTAGCAGCATCTTGGGCTGCTCGCTTGGTTTAAATCCTTGCCGGTGTACTGGTTTTTGCTTACCGGTTCCAGTATCCATGCCTTGATAAGCCATAAATTGCCAACGCTTTTTACTACCAAAATCTGTTGTGTATTCAGGAACGAATTAAATAGGATCAAAGACATTGTAATTTAGAGCGGCAAAGAATGGCATTACTATCGCATTTTTGGAGGCTTCTTCAGTTTTCAACATTTCATGCTGTCGCCTTTTTTGACAAACTATTTATTTTGCTTTCAACTTCACTGAAAAAAAGAAAATTTTGAGTTAGAAATTGGTGATATCAAGAACGGTGAGTTTAACTTTAAGTTGAAATATTATGTCTATCAAGTCGAAAAAGGCTCATTAAGTGAGACCATAACAATTGAAATTAATGTTACTTTCAATAAAAGCGACTTTGAAAACTGGCCTACCTATGATCCTGCAGAATCACTTGAGAAAACAGTAAGAGCTATGTTTGTGATGGCCGCAGTTATTTCAATCGGAGTTGTAGTTGCTAGTTCATCGCCTGTTACGGGTGTTGCCGCAACATTTTTAGCGCTTGCTACAAATTTCTTAACAAATAATAAAGTATAGGTTAAAGAAAAATTTAGATGAAAAATGAACAAGATGAGAAACCAAAATTAGTTTCTCACCTTGTCTTTTTTAACGCTCAGATTCCTATACTAGAAATCCTATAATTGCCATTACGAACAATGCGGAATAGGATTTCAAATGGTACCTAACTAAATCTTTGTGGTCCTGTTCGTTTGGTAGTAGAAAAGCTTGTTTTTCAATGGGATGCTCATGCCAAATAGGTTGTTGTCTCCAAAAATCATACAGTTGTTGGGGAAGTGCTATTGCAGGTGGAATTGCCATTATAAAGCCTATAATGGCTGGCCAGAATGGGGTTCTGCTATTTCCGAAAGCAATTACGTAAAAGCTCCATATAAGTGAACCATAAAAACAACATTTAGCAACTGTAAATTCTAACCAGAAGAGTAGTTCGTTTTTTAGGGAACTTCTACGATACGTTTGAAGAACTTTTTTCTTGAGCTGCCTAATTTTGCGACGGGAGTCGTTCTTTCTTAGAAAAAGTCCCCAAAAATATAGCTCTTCCGATCTGGTATAGTTCATAATTCTTTTTTGAATCTTAATGACATATGTGAGTAAGATAAACTCAACTAACACTGCCAATCCCAATAATAGCAAATTTCTCCCTCCTTAAAGAGCTACTCTTATCTCATCTCTGATAGTGACTTATCATGAGTGTTAGAGATATACTATCGCTGATTTTAGACGCTGAAACCTTAACAGTTAAGCCAACGTGGTGTTTATTGTATTCGGCCACGATAACTGCCTACATGTATAAATGACATGGTATCATGCCATTTATGTATGTAGGTTGCTAATGACTCTTTTAATTGATGGTTATGTTGGTTTTCTCAAAGAGGCCAACTTTAACTAGGTAACAATTAATGAGATCATAGCAGCACTTGAACCTATTAATCAAGAACCATTAATTTCTCCATTTAATCAATGTGTAGCTATTTGTTGTTATCTTTAATTTTTTTATGTAAAAAATTATGTCTATCCGAGATAAGCGTAAGTAATTCTGTCAGATCATCATCAGTAGCATAGTCTCGAATGAAGCCTTTAGCCGTAGAACGTTTGACAATGTATTTTTTTCTTTCCTTATTTTTCTCGTCCCATTTTTTATTAGCCTTAATGCGTGCCTCACTTAGTTTTTCACCCAT